CCAAGCCCAAGTGGGCAAAGCGAACTAACCGCAGCTTATTTGAGTGCGGTTATTCCCAAGTTTGCCTATAGCCATAGGCAAGCTTCCAGGTCTGAGTTCGTCCGGTTACCTTCGCCCAACCTTTTGGGTCAGGAGAAGATATACCGAACTTTCTCAGTTTGTAGGCGAGAAAGGCGGATTCATTAGACTTATACAATTTTGCCTTCGGACGATACAAAACACAGTAATACCCGTGGTTTGGATCATACGTTGACAATTTGTATCGGCTACTAAGGAACCCGTCATCATCAAGCGACACCAGCGGTATCCTTGGAATCCTGAAATGAAACTTCCAGATCCGTTTGAATTGATCGAAAAGTTCATCCAGGCCACCAAGAATCAGACTGTTGAACGGATTTCCGGTGATGCGATCTGCCCACCGGACAATCCTATTATGACACCTGATTATCTCCTCAGGCTTACCATAGAGCACAGCTTTCTGGTAGACGGGAGTCACATCGACTCCCTGGAAGTAATGCTTGCCGCAACTTTCGTAGAAAGGACCGTAAGAGAAACTCTTACTGTCATTAACTTCGAAACCGCAGTGAGCAATAACCTCCCTGAGGGCCGCGAACCGTGAAGCGTGTACGATGATATCATCACCGTAAACTGCCACCGTGTACGCGTCGCCATTCTCTTCCAACTGATTTAAGGACGTACTAATAGCCCAGAAAATCAGAGTTTCTAGCTCGAAGGTAAACGCATTCCCCATCGAAGAAAACTTCGCGAGTCTGCGCCATTCGCCATCAACACGTATGTATTGAGAACGAATATCATCGAGATAGCAATACCAATCAATTGGTAGAAGAGACCAAACAAGACCTTGGGCGATCGTGTCACTTGCAGAAGCTAAATCAACTGTTGCATAACCATCGCGATACGCAATGGCCGCTAACTTTTGATTAACCTCTTGAGTGTCAAGATCGACGTTAAAACGCTTCAACCGGTTACGGATATATTGACCAACGCCCTGCTGGAGAAAAGCATTACCAGTAGGTTCGACGGCAATACACCGGTCAGTTTTAGCGCTTTTGGGAACGGTGATAAACTTGCATCCTTTAACTAAACAAAAGTTAGAAGGAGTCAAGCCGACAGGCCCTGATGGGTAGTGACCAGTGATGGCCTCTAACCAATTTGGATCTGTCTCGACGACAAGCCTTAAGTACTTTAAGGCTGGCGCCGTCACACTGAACGCTTTGGACATTTTTGTTGTGAACGGCACGCCCCGACGATGGTCGAAGGTCGCGCCGCCACTCCACTGGCATCCCGAAAGAACTTTTCTAAGACTAAAACCGCCGAGAACTTTGGAGATTTTGCGCTGAGCAAGCGAAAGAACTTGCTCAACCCCTGGTTGTCCAGGGTCTCCAGAGAAGAATCGTCGGTTCGTCGAAGAACAGCTTTCCTCAGCAGATATCCACTTGCTGAGTGCCACGGCTTTGGTGTCGATACCTGTAGTCAACCCCTTCCATTTAGAAAGGAAATTCACTAGCATGTAATCTAACGCAAAATCGTAAGCATTTGGATAGCCATCAGGCCTTATACGCAACTCTGCTAGCTGGGCAAATTCGCCATGCCTGCAGAGAAGCTCGGCCTGTAAGGCAGTTACGGATCCAACTCTCATGCAGAGATCGCGAAACACTCGCATCTCGGCACAATCACTTGTGTGCATGAACAAGGCCTCACTGTAAGGTTAACGGTCAACTACCTCTGATCGATCGGAACGTCAAACTGCCGACGCTCTTCCCGAATTTGAGTAAGACGACCTCTTTTGGCAGCCCATTCTGCGATGAACGAGAGCATTGCTCCCGCTAACTCCCAGAGAAGGGCCCGCCTCAAGATAAACCTTGCAGCGTTTCAACCGCAGCCAACACGTTAGCGTTGTTCTGCAGGTTGTACGTCATCTTCCGGAGGGTCTTTCGATCCTCTAGAGATGTCCGCTCAGGCATCACATACTCTGTGAAGCTTCGCGAAATGTAGGCCAAGGTTGGAGCAGGAGCGATTCCGGTGACCGTTGAATTGGTCAGATTTTCCAGAATCGGCTCATGCAACCCCACGATAGCACGGATGGTCCGTTTCGAGGAGTCAGTACCCGCTTGACCGGGAGGTGGACGTTTCAGCTGAATGCTGATCTTCCAATACCCGATCATTGAGGCCTGACTTTGGTCCTCGAACCAGAACACCGAGTTGTCGCGAGGGTCCACGCCTAGTGGAACGAAGGTGTGATTCACTGGGGTCGCCAGTGCATCAGCTAGCACTATGCTGACTGCTGCGGGCATTTAAGCTCCGAAGTTTGCTGTTTACAACGATACCACTATGGTAAAGCTGTTTGCATCGATTTTCGGGGTCAGTTAACCCCTAGATCTCCGCTACCTCCTTAATGCGTTCGCTAACAAAGCTGCACTAGACAGAAGTCTTTGCGGGCCTAAATTAGCTGCGAATACGGGAGGTCTTGGAAACGGCCATCCGGCAAGTACAGATCTCACGAACTGTACTTCCTTCCGTCGGGACTTCATATTCCAGGTGTTCTTCCAGCCATTAAAGTTGTATGAACCAGCGTCATTCGACGTGGCATCACAAACTTGGAGGGCAGAAATATAACCTGAAAGAAAGTCGCCCCGATAGAGCATAGCCGTCTCGGCACTCCTCAGAAAACCGCCCACATCATAGAACCAATCCACTACAAAGCTGTAGGGCATAAGTTCCCATGCTATGGATACGGGATTCAGAGAGGTCCACCTCGAGAGATCAACACCCTGCCGTGAAGCCATCCGTAGTTTGATACGGTACCCTTGAAAGGTACTATATTTTACTATGTCAGTCTTCACTTTAGGACTGTTGCTCAACCCTTGGTAAGCCTTAGTGCCGGGGACCTTACGTGAAGCACTCCCTGTTATAATCTCTGACGTTTTGAGGTTATAACGAAGGCTCT